TTGCATAACCTGGATCATCAGGACTATAATTTCTGTATATAGATAAAACCTCACCGCTTCCTTCATCAATACTGACTATGTAAGGAATTTTTATTTTTTTAGCTTTATCATCAAAGTTTTCATAATCATCTAAATTCAAATCAACGTGCATTTCTAAAATGTTATGCATGTAATCTGTTTCAGTTCTCTTAATACCTTCTAATTCATTTAATTTTTTTTGTAGTGAATCTGGTTCATTGTCAGACTCTGTTAATTCTATATCTCTGTAGAAACCTGCTGCTTGTTTTTTAATTACATCGTTTTGTGTCATCTTAACAACATGGGTAATTCTTTCACAATCTTTTAGGTCAGATGCATAATAAGGAACTACTAAATCTTCCGCAGGTATAAATTTTGATACTGCTCTATTGAGCATTGCATCGTAATAAACTTTTTTAAATGTTGATCCAGATAGCGGCAAATAAAATAACATCTGGTCCATGTCAGGTGTGTATTCTTCCATCTCTTCCATAAGAAGATAATTCATGTAGTCTTTAACTCTGTCTGCTTGTCCTTCTGTAGCCGGTGTCTTTAATCCAATGACCTGTGTTCTTACAGGGCCATCACTAGGTACAAGTTCTTTAAAAGCTTGAGCTTGAAATTGTGTAACACTTTCTGCTAATAACGGATGAGTGACACTTGAAGCTCCTCTAAAAGGCTTGGTTACTTCTTTGTATTGTGTTCCAAGTAAATCAAGTCCTTTGATATAAGCGTCTTCCCATTCTTTTCTCGATAGCTTATCTTTTTTATATTCAGCAATTAAATCACTAGCCATGGATTTAAGAGTTCTCTCATCCATGTCCTCTGCTAAGTTTGCGTTAAAATCTTGTTCTGGAGATTCAGTTATCTCTTCTTCACCTTCGATAGTGACTTCAGGTAAACCCTCAGGTTGTTCCTCAATTGTCTCTTCTACTTGTGTATCTTCAATGATTTCGTTGTTCTTTTCTACAGCCATGATTTATACTACCTTATTGGTTTAAATATATCTACTACTAAACCTCCAGTGGATTTGTAGGTTTTAAGTGTTTGTTTCATTAATGGATTAACTTTTATAGCAAATGCATCAAAATACAAGTTTGGATCTGATGCATCCATAAATTTGTATGTAGATTTATCTTTTAGAGAATTGTATTCATCTACTGAAATTGCATCATCATGGTATTTAGAATTAATTTGTTTTCCTTTCATACCAGAACTCTGTGGATAACTGAAGCTATCTGTTTGTGTTATTTTATATGGTTTTTTGGGATCAGACAAAGAAACTTTAATTGATCCTGCTTTTGTATCATAAAATCGTGCATCTCTTTTCATGAGATCTGGTAAAACAGCTTTACCTTTTTTTTCTATTCCCTTACCACTTGCATAACCGTAAAATCTTTCGTTACCTGCTTTGTATCCTTGCCTAAAACTTAATTTGTCAAACGGAATAACGGCAACATAATCAGCATTCTCTTTTGCTGCTTTATTCATTAAGTATTTAAGTGCATGATCTCCGTAAGAGTCTGCCTCAACCAAAGGAAAATAGTCAAAAGCTTTATCCGAATATTCATCTCGTCTTGTATATGTTTGATTAATTTTTTTATTTACATCTGCAAGATCTTTCATGATAGCGTTAGCTCTATTTGTTTGACCTTGTTCTATTGCTGTATCTACTTCTTTAAGTAGCTGCGATCTATTTTGCGAAAGTAAATTAATTTCTAAATCTTTTTGAAAAGGATTAATTCTTTTTGTGCCATCTAGTTGTTCAAATTTAGTTAAAGCTTTTGCAACTTTTTGGTTAGCGTCTGATTGTATTTCATGAATCATTAAAACTTTTTTATTATCTGGAGTAAATCTTGTATCGAACCTAACATGATATACCATGTTTTCGTTTACACCATCAAAGTGTCCAAATGTTTTTCTAAGTGAAGAGTTTCCTGGTATATCTTCGTTTAATCTAAAAACTGTTTCTCTATAATCATCACCGCCTTGAAGGGTATAGCTTGTTTCATTTTTGTATCTTGTTGCAATATTTTTATCGGTGTATGGTTTTATTACTTTATTCGTTTCACCTATTAATTGATTTATTTTAATTTTTTGTTGTTGGTCTAATTGTTGTGATTGTTTTATTTTATTTAAATGTCTTACAACTCCTTTACCAGCTTCTGTAATTGTAGAAGCATCCATTGAACTTTTCATTGAAGCTGCTTTGTATGCTGCTTCTGTAAGCTCATCCCCAACACCAAAAATTTGTTTTGTTTCTGCTTGTTTTGCTAAGTCAGCTAAAGTTTTTCTTATTACTTCTCCTTGAACATTTAATACTTCACCTGCACCTTTAGGTAAACCTAGTTCTACTGGTTGTAATCTATTAACGGGATTTAATTTTATCATTGCACCTAATTCATTAGCATCTAACTTAAGACCAAATTTTTGTGCAGCATATAATAGTCCACCTGTTAGATTTCCCGCTTCGTCAAAGTTTGCAAGATTAGCATCAAAAAGTTCTTCTTTATTAATTGTAACTTCTTTACCTTTAAACGGACCACTGTCATATTTAAATTGCTTGGGTCCTCTTTCAGTTTTACTTGCTGGTTTACCAAATATTTTAAAGTTAACTTTTCTTGTAGATGTTAAATGATCTAGCCATTCGTCTGCGGAAAACTTACCTCTACCTTTTTTCATAATCCAATCATAAGTCGATGAACCAAACATAGGAGCAGTATCATCTCCCATATGAAGAGGTTGTGTTTTATTAAGTGGGGTAGTTGTTGCAGGAAGATTTAGTTCTTCCTTAGCAAGTTGTTCGCCAGTTTTTTTACTTGCTGCTTTATCGTAAGTAATTAACTTTTGTTGTTGTCCGGTGGCCGGTGAACTCGATACTTTTTTAGTACCAAGTATTTTTCTGCCTATCCCTTGGATTAGTGCTTTCAGGGACATAGTCCCTCCTATGTGATTTTAGTAGGTTTACTTCTACCTAGTTTGCATCCTCTTGCTTTAACCATTGTGCCAGTTCTATAACCACCCATAGGTTTCATCATCATGCCACCACCCATTTTTTTAGATGACTTTTTAATAATTTCTTTAGCCTTATCAATATCTCTTTCAGTAAATCTGTCTTTGTCTTTCATACTTTGTGCTAAAGCATATGTTTTTGTTCTCTCTGTTATTTTGTCATAATCTCTTGGAGATATTTTACCTCTAACTTTATCCTGTGCAACAGCTAACCTACTTTTCATTTCTCCAATTCTTCCAGAGTCAGCACCACCACCTTTAGAATATTTCTTCATCATGCCACCACCCATTTTTTTATTTTTCTTTTTGGCTTCATCCAATTTTCTTCCAATAGTCTGTCCAATTTTAGCGGCACCTGTTCCTGCTAATCCTAGCATTGCTGCAGCAGCACCTATTCTACCAGCTTTACCTATAACTTTCATTCCAGATTTAACACCACCAACAATAGATGCTGGACTTTTATTTGGGTTTTTACCTGATCTACTTTTTTGTTTATTAAACTGTTCTTTCATGACAGCAGTCTTTTGTGCTTTTTTAGTTTTGTGAACCGCAGGTTTAACTGAACTAATAACAGGAAGATCTAAACCACTTCCTCTTTTGTAACCTATCATCTTACCTTTTTTTGCAGTCTTAATAGTTCCGTCTGCAATAGCTTGTCTTAAAAGTTTTGGTAGCATTGAACCCATACCTTTGGATCCACCACCTACAACTCTAGCTCCGTCACTTGATGCTGCTCTGCCCTTACCTTTGAACATGCTCTTAACACCTTTTACAATCTTACCTAAGACAGCTTTTTGAACTTTTCCTGGTTGAACTTTCTCATCTTGAAGACCCATGCCTCTGCCTTTTGCTTTTTCTGCTCTCAGCACAGCGAAATCTTTTTCATCAATTTTATTTGGCGGTGGAGCTTTAGCTGCAATTTTTGCTTGGCCACCTGATAAATATTTTTTTGTTTTCATAGTATTATTTATATCACCTCCACTAGATTTTTTAAAGAACTTGCTGATAGAAATATCACCATACATTCTATCCATTTCATCTCTCCAAGATGCTCTCGATTCAAAACCTACTCTACTTCCAGGGCCAGTTCCTCTGACTTTATGGGTTTTAAATGAACTTCCTCTTTGAGATTGTTTTTGAACTGGAACTACTTGTTCTCCAGGTTTTTTAGAACCTGCTCTTATATTGTATCTTTTTACGCTTTTTGTTCCTCGTCCAGCTTTTTCTACGTTTGCCTTAGATTTTTTTGCACGCTTGTTTGCCTTTAATCTTTTTACTATTTCAGATATTTTTTTACCTGCAAATCTTCCACCGGCACCTATTACTTTTAATTTACTCATCCGTAGTACACATAATCCTTTTCAAGTTTAATAGGAGGATCATCCCAATCATCAGAATAGGTCGAAACAAAACCGCCTTGTCTGTATCTTAACACAGCTTGTGTCATACTATCAACATAGTCATCATACTGACCATTAGGAAATGCAGCACACTCTTCAATGACTTCTTGTGCCCAGTGTTCCTCTAACGGTGCATATACCATTCCAGACTCAAATACAGGTGAACATGAGTTAATTCTTGTATGTTTATCTCTACCTCTAGCAGGAACAAAATCAATTACTGGTATACCTGCTCTACGCAGTTCGTGTATCAATGGTTGACCACTAGCTTTTGCTTCAATGATTACTGTTTCAGGCTCCCAATATCTGTATTGTTCTAAGGCTACATTTTTTAAATCTGGGAAATCATATCTACCCTTAAGAGCATCTAATAATATTATTGCTTTCTCATACCCCTCAATAGGTTCAAATATTCCCCAAGTTGTAATTGCAGAATAGTCAGCAGTTTCTTTGGCACTGAAAGCTGTATCATAACTTTGAATTACGTGCAGCAATTTTGGAAGATGTGGTTTATCCCAGTCTTGCCACCAGTCCCTTTTAATAATTGCACCTTCCTCTGAGGTAGGATCTTGCATATACTGAGCATTCCAGTTCTTAGTTGAGATAGATGCTTTAACAGATTCTAAATCCTCAAGGCTCCAATACTCAGGCCATACAGGTTTTCCGTTGTCCAGTATCGCTGGGAACTCAATCACTTTCCATTTGTCAGCTTTAGTTTCAGCTTGTGCTCGAACAAGTCTACCTGTCAGATCATCAGTTGCCCATCGTGTCATTACCACTAAAATTCTTCCGCCTGGTTGTAAACGCTGTCTAGGTCCAGAACTGTACCATTCATATGTTCGTTCCATAGCAGTATCGGACAACGAATCTTGTTCAGTATGTGGATCATCGATAATAAGCAAATCGGCCCCTCGACCTGTGATAGATCCGCCAACACCCGCTGCAAAATACTCACCACCATGGTTAGTCTCCCACCTGCCTTTTGCTTTACTATCTTCTCTTAACGTAACATTACCAAATATTTGTTTATACTCTTTGGTAGCCATTAAGTTACGAACCTTAGAACCGAACCTTGATGCAAGTTCAGCATTGTGTGATACCTGCATTATTTTTTTCTTAGGATACTTTCCAATATACCAAGCAGGAAATAAGTAAGATGCAAATTCAGATTTAGTATGTCTAGGTGGCATATTGATTATGAGCCTCTTAGCATCTCCATCCGCTATATCATGAAAGGCTTCTGCAATAATCTGGTGATGCCCATAGTTCTTTGGGTTATCAGTCTTACGATAAATAAAGTCTTGCCACATATTTTCTGCAAATAACAAAAAATTATCCTGGCACAATTTAATCCATTCTAATTGTTTTTTTAAGATTACATCTTTAAGTTCGTCATCACTTAGTCGTTCTAAATCCATAAATATATATACCCCCGGGGGCTAGGGGACCCAATAAAAACAAAGGGTCCTTTTTAACAATAGCTTATTAAAAAATTACTTTCAACTATTCATACCGTTTGGGACCCTACTACATTTATATATCTTGCTTAGTAAAGCCCGACCTCTCGCAAAACGGGTAGCCAAAACGCGAGTAAAACCTTGTGTTTTAAAAAGTGTTTTTGTGGTTGGTGTGAGCCTTCCAGGTACGCTGGTGCTGTAGTACCTGCTGTTCGGTGGGTGTGCGTTGCGTGTTATACACGCAACGCATTAGTGTTTATTCTCTGCTGATTAGGTTTTTAAGTAATGGTGCAAAGTCATTCAGTAGTTCGTTTCTGAAATCATCTACAACTCCATTCCCTTGATTTTCAAGTATGAACTTCTCAACTCTATTGTACAGTAGCCCATACATTATTTCGTAGTTCATCTCTTTCTTTGCGTCTGCTGAAATATTCACATCAGCAATAGAGGTAGGTTTATCTTTACCTAATCGTTCAGCAAGTACATTAGCAATATTAATAATATCATTAGGCATTATTATCTCCTATCGCTTTGTATTCACTATACTCTAATTCAGTTGTGAACTTGTTATATAAATCGTTGTGTGCAATCTTAAAGTTTGCAGTTTCAAACTTTTTTCTTTTACGATTTATTTTCTGCAATCCAAAACTATTACCATTCTCATCTTGAACAATAATTAAGTTTTGGTTTGTTCTATCAAACACATCTACAATATTCTGTTTCAATGTGTCTAACTCTTTAGCTAGTCTATTAGACTTCAGCTTTAATTGAGCATAAGCAAGAACTTGTTTTTTTTCGTCTTGCTTTAGCTTTTTTACTGCTTGTGTCATATTACTCCTTTTGGTTAGTTTGACCTCATCAACTTATCAAATCTTATCATTTTTGCAATAGCTTATTTATCTTTTTTTTAATTAAGTTTTTTAGGTTTATCAGCAATATTATCAGCAATAAATTCTCCTATTATTTTTAATTGGTTAAAAATTAATTTTTCCTGAGCCGTGCCTCGTTGTGCAGTCTGCTCAGTATTAATATTATAATCCTTGTTCTGACGAGAACGAGAACGAGGCGAGGCGACATTGTCGCCTCGTTTAAATTTTTTTGGCATTACCACGAACACCAATATTCAACGACTTTTTTTTCGTTGATAGCTTGTTCACAGAATTTCAAGAACTTAATATCTTGTTCCTTGTATTCTTTGACACTCTCCTCTTGAAACTGTTGTCCCCAGAAGAAACCATCTGTTGCAGGATAGTCAGCAAAACCTTTCTCTATCTGTTCGGCTAACTCTTTAACTACTTCCTCTGTCATATAACAAGGTGCTTCACAATCAGAATTAAATCCTAAATGTGAAAGTGAGCCGTCATGCTCATGATGTGAGTTTTGTTCGTCCCATTTCTTCGCCATGAACTGTTGAAGTCTTGCGTGTTTTCTCCAGACAAAAATATTCTCTTGGTCGTCATCATCAGAGTAATATTTTTTCCAATCTATTTGCTCACCTCGTAGGTGTGCGTGTTGATCTAGTCCCATAACTTTTCTCCTTTTGGTTAGTTAAGTTATCTGTCTTATCGTATCTTATATACCTTTGCAACAATTATCTTTTAGAATCATTCTAAACTAGATACACCAAAATTATTGGGAACTCCTGCACGGGTGGTGTCCTGAAGGTTACGTGCTGCACGGGGGGTGGACAAGACTAAACGAGACGAGAGCTTAGAAAACGTGAGACAAACCGAGAATCAAGAGTCCTGTGGTTACCAGGATCCCAGTGGGCCAGAGTAGAAGCAACAAAACATACAGGCCAATGATCAACGACACGAGGTTACCAGCTCCTGCAGCGTGCTCCTGATGCTACTCTTCATCACCGTCCTCCTTCACAACGCTGTCCTTCCACGAGAATCCATTCGCAATGCATTTGGATCCGGGACCGCCAGTCAACGCGTACGTCTTCCCTTCTTCAGGCTTATCCTGCTGCACGGCATCCTCCGGGGACCAGCCATCCGGTGGTGCGTTCTCCTTGTTAATTTTTTTTACCAGCTGCTCGAGCGTAACTTTAGACATGTGTTTCTCCTTTGTTAGTTAATGAGCTACATATAAGATACGATGGGATAGCTGTCAACCCTTTATTTTTTTTAATCTTTCTTCAAACGACCATTTCTTTTCCTCTGGTAGTTCCCGTACCACAGCTTCTACCAGCTTGGTGAGCTCCCTAACCTGAGTCTGCAGTCCGTCTAGTTTCTTGTTGTATGTACGAGATCTGTTCTCGCCTCGAACGAGATCCAGTGCATCAAAATCTATTGCCATATCTACTCCTTTGTTGGGCGAACCATACGACATCATGGGATAGCTGTCAACCAGAAAGTTTCCCAGCCCCCTGAAGCTCACGCTGCGGGGGGCTGCCAGTTGGCTAGTAAACGAGAACGAGATTTGTTAATGAACGAGAACGAGCTTCCCACCTGGATCACGCTGCGAAGGATCCCTGAGCTGCAGGACCAGCCAGTATCCTGTGTTCGTCATCAAACGAGAACGAGAAATGGTACGAGAAACGAGATTACTCTCCTGCTGCATCAGGATCCTGCTGCACCAGCTCCTGAAGACTGGCCTGGACCTCCGGCCATTTAACAGGTAACGAGAACGAGAAACGAGGTTTCAGTAACCGAGGTTCGGTAAAACCGGACACAGGACACCTGTACAGTTTGAGTTTCCTCTCCGAGAGGGCCTCATTGCAGATAATAACTATACCACCTGCCTTGACATATTTATTGATCCAAACTATTTGCCACTTATTTAGCTTAGGATAACTGACATAATCTGATTTTAATTCGATCCAGAATACATTAGCAAACCCAACACAATGTAAATCTGGAATACCATTGATTGTACTAGATTCTATGCGGGTAAAGAACACATTTTTAATATTATTTTTTATTCTATTCCACAATAAAGATTCTCTATTTTTAGCTGCCATTTAAAGTCAAGAATTTATCTTTTTGATGCTCACAATAACACTATTTGGTATGATTGTAGTATTACCGATATCTTCAATATCCCCTTTTTCATTTGAATTGTAATCGCCAAATATTCTAGTCACGCCTTTGGCCTGACTTAATAAATGTCCATTCGTTACACAAGTTGCTAACTTAGCTTTCTTTAATGAATCAAAACTTTGCCAACCAGAATCACTGACAATATCATTCCAAGTTACAGAAACCATAGGGTATCTATCTTTCCAGTGTTTTGCCTTTTTATTAATATTTATTTTTCGTTTCAACATTTACAATACCTACTGAAGTGTTAAGTGTTGAGTTATGGATTTCATTAAAAGCTTTTAGCCAAACAGACCAACTAGCTTTCTTCAATTTGTTCTGCTGTGCTTTCGACAACCTCGATGGTCTTTGCGTTGTATCCATCAATTTTGTTTGAAAGTTCCTTGAGCTTACTTTCAAGTTCTTCACGCGACATGCCCTCCAACCCTGTTACTTTAACTTCTTTTCTATCAACATACTGCCCTGCTAATTGGCCAGATCTATATTCAGCATTTATAGCAGCAGCATATTGTTTATCACCTTCTGCACTCAATGCAATTCTTTCAAGTCTTTTGTAACGTCTAAGGTTGTCACCTTCGTACTTCGCACATTCTTCTTTGTAAATTTTGTCCATGTATTTAACTACATGTGGGTTAAGTTTTCTATTTGTTAATCTAGATGCTATGACTGAGTAATCATTTTCATTCTTACAATCAAATCCTGCTTCTTTAGCAGCATCGGCTTTTGTAATGTTACCCCAGTTCTTAACATACACGTCAATGAACATCTTTTGCTTTAAGGTCAAGTCGTCTTCAGTTCTAAGTTCTTTCTTTTTCAATCCTCTAGTCATATTTCTATTATATAGATTATTCTAACCTTTTGAAAGTGCAACCTTAAACAACCCAAGGTATCTATTTATGCAATATTATTGTTTAGGTGTCCCTCAGGGACACCATAGGGACACCATAGGGACACCATTAAAATCGTCTAAAAGCATTGGTATAATTGAATAATAGTCATTCGGGGACACCAGGGACACCATATTAGGGTTCGATGCAAAATAAAATAATGAAAGGGTAATATAATCTATATAGTATAATTTAATTATTGACCAAAAATACAGTAAATGCTACAAATAATCATTCAAAAACGCGGCCACCACCATCCTTGCAGATATCCGGTGGCCGTTACCCTTTAAAACTTGATCTCGCTTACCGAATACACTAAACTGTTAATTGAGCTTTTTTCATTATTAGCTCTCTTAGGTTAGTTATACCCTGCCAGTTTATTATTCTTTTTTTCTTGGCAGGGTTAACCTGTCAATACCACGTTTAATAATTCTTCTCGATTCTTTATCCTTAGCAGCTCTATATTTTTTATATTTATCTCGATACTCCATCCACATTAATTCTGTTTTATTAAATGTAATAGTTTTCTCTTTTCTTAATTTCAAAAATCTTTCTCTAACAAATGTAGGATCTAAATCAGCATACCAACAAATTTTATCAAAATCTTCGTCACCGTTTTTAAACCAATTATAACTATCCTCCTTATTGTAAGCGTCTACCTTACTCGATGTACTAAAGGCACAGTCTTCAAACGCCTGGACTATAATAGCTTGGAACAATCGCTGCTCTGCATGTTTTACATTTATTATAGCGTGAGCCATATCAATGCCCAAAATTTTTAACAAGGTCGGTGAGTAATTCACGATATTGCCGCTGCTCCTTTTTAGGATGCCTCATGGCCATAAGTTCCGTGTAATCATCTAGAACACCATCGATAAATCGCATCTTACCTACACCATCTAATGAATCTAGGATTCTATAATGATAATCAATTAAAGCGTCTATAGTGAATTCATCGTCCATAATTACGCGACCGTAGAGTGGGAAAGATATCGATATGGAAAAAACCCTACGGTCACGCATCCTTATTGTAGACCAGTTTAATGCCTTTAGCCTTAGCTGCAGCTTTTCTACCTGATCTCCAACACTCCTCAATTATCTCAAGGAATGAAAGACTGAAATTTCCTAAACCAAAATCATTTCCACAATACAACTGAAACATAAGACTAGTCATTTGATCATATGTCTTCTTGTCTGGACATATAATAACCAATTTTGTTAATGCTTCTCTCAAAGCATCTTCACTAGCTTTATTTTTCTTTTTAGCCACAATTCTCCTAATTAATTTAAAAAAATTTGTGCTCGTTGTTCTATGAAAATAAAGTGTTTTTGAAAGCCCCACTTTTTCATTTAGGCTTAGGAATACGTTGTATTGTTAATATAAAATAAAAGATTGTATTGCAAGTAAAAAAAAGGGCCAGTCTCCCGGCCCCTTAATCAACACCGGAGTGTTTATTTACCGTTTAGCAGCACGCGTCCCTGCTTCAGTAAAATTTCTCTCATCTGTGATACAGATTTGCCTTCTTTCTTGGCAATTTTACGAATCTCTTCATCAACTAGTTTAGCTATCATATTACCAGGTCTTCTAAAACCTTCCTTACCCATAGCCCTAATTATACAATAAGATTCAATATCAACTGCACAAGACTTCCATTTGTTGATGTCCATTATGCTGCCTCTCGTTTATCAAAGTCTCTATCCAAAGCAAATTTAAGTAGATCAATTTTCTTATCTTTTGTTAATCCACCATTATAAACTTTATCAAATTGTTCAATGTAATCTGAGATAGATGTTACAGGTAGTAACTTACCAGCTTTTGATTTCATAGCAGCCTTAAGTCTTTCGAATGAAAACCTAGGGTGCTTGACCATAATTAAATATGCTCTGATCAATTGACGTTTAAGTTTCTTTGTATTTGGATCTATTTGGTTTGCAATATAAGTTAACTCATTAGCAATTTTATCAAACTTTGTGATATTACCTGCAGCAATATTCCAACTTCCAAGTTTAAACTCTTCAGTTAGATCTCTTGCAACAGTTGCTTTGCCAGAAAGTAACGCCAGTGTTTCTGCAACAGGCATCTTATATTCATCCATCTTAGATCGACAGATTTTGTAATCATGTCTGTTACGATCGCAATGAAATTTTAAGAAGTTATCTAAATTCCAGTTCCGTTTTCCGGTATTCATTCTCGCAGTATCTAAAGCATCGTCAGACTCTGAGATAATAAAATATACTTCTAAGCCTAAATCTTTTCTAGCTTGTAAAGTATGTTGGCCATCTATAACTTCATATTTTTTATTTACGATAATAGGTTGCTTCGTATCCTTGTCAGCAATCAATTTTTTAATTCTCTCTACATGAGTAGAATCAATTTCTCTATTACCTTTTGATTTTCTAAACATTGAATAATCTTTCGTTGAATAGAATTTATTTTTTATTTCCTTAGTGCTCATATTTATTTTCCTTTGGTTAGTATATGATTGTGTAAAGCAGTGCACCAACTAAAATTAAAAATATTTTAGGTGGTATGACCAACAAACAAATTAATAAACAAAATTTATAAAACTGATTTATCATTTTCGTCTATCGCTCCTTGTATGTGGCTATAAAGTAAATCCATCGCGACCTGCTCATTTATCGGATAGATAGGATGCTCTTCAAAGTTCATAGAACACTGCTGCAACCTACGCATCTGTTCTTGGAAATGGGAGTCTGCATATTCTAAAACTTCTCCATTTACGTTATTGACTTGAGTCTTATCTAAGACATCATCAACTTCTTTTATCCATGTAGCAAAAACGTCACTACTGGTTTTTAGTTTTATGTTTTTCATGCTATAATAATCCTTGGTTAGTTTTTTTCATTGCATTAATATAGTTATTTTGATAACAAATGCAAGGATTAAATAAGATAGGATAATATAGGAAAATAGCAGATGAAATTTTTATTAATTTTACACATATGTAGTTTTGTAACTCAGACATGTCCTGGCATGTTACAGCCTGCAGGAGTCTATAATTCATGGCATGAATGTGCTATGGAGGGTTATAAAAAAGGTGGAGAATACATTGCAAATGCACCAAAAGAACAAGTAAATAGACATAAAATAGCCGTTAAATTTGAATGTAAACCCATCGATCCTGCCTAGAGGTTGCATTATCGTCACTTTTTGATATATAATACCACATGAAGCTATATCGCGTCCAAGCAAAATATAAAAACATATATATAGATGAGATGCTTGAGGCTGAGAACGATAAGGCCGTCCTTGAGGATTTTAAAAATAAGGTTGCCTCAGGTGATGTAACAGAAAAAGAAGGTGCTGGCTTTGAGAATCCTGACATTCTTTTTATAACCTTTGAAGAGGTAGACCGAGATGCTACAAAAGTTAATATCGGAGAAACTTCAGTTGGAGTCCAAGTGGGCAACACAAGCGTTATCTCAGG